GTTGCTTATCGTTTTGTTTTAATCTTTCTTTAAGTTCTTGGATTGTTTTCGGTGGCTTCTCAGTCTCAACTCCATATTCTCCATTAAAGCTTGTTGTTCCTCCAGAAACCATTTGTAATATTTCCTGTCCCTGGTTGGGTCTGGGTTTTTCATGTCCTCTATCATTAACGAATTCATTTTCATTAATCTTAATGTCATCTTGTGGGCTTCTGAAATGTGCATATTTATCCTCATGCATTATAAATTTAATGTTATATAAAGCTTTTGCTCGTGCTATATAGCTTTGGTTCATATCCAACAGCCTTGAAGCTTCTGCTTGCGTTAAGCCTTGTTCAGCTGCCATTTTAATTTGCCTTACGGTTCTAGGATCAATCGACATCAATAAACCTCACAAAATGACCTTTTTCATTTATCATAGGTGTAACATCTCGTTGATTTTTCTGTAAATCTTTGATGTGTTTTTTAAAAACTTCATTCAAAATATCATTGGTGTTAAAATCAATCTTTTTGCCACCAACATTAATTTCTATATCTTTAATCATAATTTTAACCCCTCTGGACGTAGTTTTGGTTTAATATTTATTGACGAAACTTTATTTGTTTGCAGGCATTGCCCCATTGCATCAGGAAAATGTGGATAATATTCATAATATATTGCTGGCAATGCATCACCACATTCTTTTGCGCTGGCATACATTTGCTCAAAGTTCGATCCACCTTCTAAAGTCAAGGAAATGCTTAAAAGTGTAAAAAAAGTCATGTGTTCGATTCCCTTTTAGATTTATAAAGCTTTTGCTCTGTGGCAACTTCCCATAATTTAGATAAAGGTAACAATTCACTTTGCTCAATCATCCATCCTTTACCATGCCCCAAATCATTTAGGACGGCTTGCTCCAAAAACATAGTTTTTGTTGCAAAGCCAGCTACATTCATTTTATCTTCATCAACTTTTGCCACCAATACAGCACAATTTGATTTAAATGATTTTTTGCTTTTAAACAGCAGTTTACCATGTGGGTAAAACGTCGATTTAACATCAATTGAAATATTGTGTAAAAACATATCTGCACCGCTATCAACGCCTAATTGGAATGGGTTAAAATCTAAATCAAAAACCTTTGACACGGCTAATTCTGCTTTTATGCCTAAATAATCTAAATCCTGGTCGGTTCTACTGCTATCCTTCCTTTGATTTGCAACACCGCTTAATCTTGCCAATTGCCAGCGTAAAGTTGCAGCTTGCTTGCAATCGCTCAATTCTTTTCGTGATAATGTAACGATCATTTTGAGAAACCCCTCTTTTCAACAAATAAATAATCATGTTTCAAATTAATAAGGCTTAAAGATTTTAACGCTTCATATTTAATATCTTTTAAATCTGTATTTAATTTTAAACCGTATTCTTCTAAATATTCTTTAATTTCGTTGACTGATTTTTTACCAATGTTTGGCATATTTTTAAAAAACTTTTCAGTTCTTAATATTACATCATAAAAATATATTTCACTCCAAAAATCTTTACTATATGGCTTTCCCCATCCTAACCTTTTATTCCCAGACATATAATTCAAAGCTTGCCAAACACGAGTAGAAAGGTTTTTTCTCTTAATTGCGCTAAACAATAATTTATATAAATGTGGGTCAACACTTTCAAGATTATGGAATAAAAATATCTTTAACTTCAATTCGTCCATATTTTCAATTAAAGATATTGTCATTTTTTGGTCGTTACTAATCATTGAATAATCTCCAAATCATCAAGTTCAAGATAATCTGTTATAAAATCCAATTCTCGTAATGATCTAAATTTCATTGGCGTTAAATCATCATTTACAATTGGCTTGCCTAATTCGTCTAATATGTGAAATGTTAATTCATCAACTTGAATGCTAAATTTATCCTGGATAGCCATATCATACCAAGGTTGGGCTACTACTTTAGTTGTCATTTGCTTTGCTCCTCTTTAATGTAACAGTCTTCCAAACCTATGTTTGCTCTTTGCATATCTTTGCTAAATATACCGATCATGCTATCGTTTGATGTGCAAATTACTGAATAAATGCCTGTTGTATCTTTAAAACATTCATAGCTGTCATTTGACCAGCGAACATCAAGGCCGTTGTCTAATGCTTTGATTAATTCTTGTTTGTTCATTTGCTTTGCTCCTGTTTTATATAATGCTTTACGTTAAACAAAACCCTAAGCAGGTTTTGTCTAACGTGGTTTTTTATGCAGCTTCTATTTTTAAAGAATTGATTTCTGTCCAATCTGTTTGCACTAAAAGAACTCTTTTATCTGCATTTACATATCCCATTGTAATAGAGGTAACGATGCAATCTCTTAATCCACCGGTTGGTGTAGTTTCTTTAAGCCAATCAGTGAATAAATCAGAAGCTTGTATAGCTGCGTTGTCTAATTGCCTGGCATTATCTACAACGTGAATTGTGCGTCTAATATTTTTAGGTCCACTATTTGGAAAACCTTTCCACGTTGCTATATACTTACCATAACCGCAATATGTTAAGTTTATTGTATGTGCATTATTTACTGTTTTAGTTGTTTGCATTTTATTATCCCTCTTTGTTTTGGTTATGTAACGTTATTAATATATATTATATATACTGTCAATAGGTAATATATAAATAAAATATAAATAATATATAATAATGTATTGACAGCTGCAGCAATATGCATTAATTATTATGTATAAACAAAATTAAAGAGGGATAATAAGATGGAAATGACATTAAATAATGAAGCAATAGCAGCTTATAATAAAGCATTTAACCAGGGTATTGTATCAGATAGCATTAAGGAAATAGTTGAAACATTAGATAATCAAGATGTTGTTAGCTATTGCACCAGCAAAGGTTGCATAACTTTTGATCATGGAGATTTAACATGCTAAGTAATAGGGAATTAAGAACAATTAAACGCCAGCGAAAAATTAGGAATGAATTAATATTATTAGGCGTGTATGATTTTGCCAGCCTGGTGTGTTTAGTTGGTGCAATGGTTGGAACTGTTTATATAATTGCGGGTTGGTTATGATATTTGCGGGTAAAAATGAAATTGAAGCAAAGCAAAACGCCCGCAAAGCTTCAATTGATAATAAAGGTAAATATATAACCTTATACGCTTGTTTTGGTATATACATGCAAATATCAAAAAGGGTAAATGTGCATGACCCAAGCGACAGCTTATTCGGTGCATATTGGTTAAATGGAAAGGAAAAAGCGTTTACTGATGCACAAATAATAAGAGATGAACAAGCTACACCAAGCTTATATTAATATAAAAAGCCTGTATTATTTGCGGGCTTTTGTTACGTGTAATGGGTGGGTTTAATCTTATATTATCACTAGCAAACAGTAGTTGAAGAAAATATATTATTATTATTTATCTCTGATAAATAATAATAATATATTTTTAAACTGTCAAGTATTTTGGATATAATTAAATTAAAACTTACCAAAAAGAAGTAATGATGAATTAAACCTATGTTCCTCTTGCTGGCTAATGCTTGCATTACATTTGTATTGCATTGCTAAACATGGGTAGGGATAAGCAAGCGTTGGAATGATATTGTTAAGCGTGGGTAAGCATTGTTAAGCGTGGGTTGAATATATGTGAGATAAGACGTGGAAAGCATACAGACACCAAAGCGCGGGCGTGTGCGTGTATTACCAGGTTATAATATTGTCAATTAGTTTCGGATAATCCGAACGATGCATAGCTCATATTAGACATATATTAGGCAATATTTAGCTAAGTGATTGATATTACTTAACTAATGCCATTCAAGCTGCTTAGAGTCCGATAATGTATATTATGTTAACTTTCAGTTTATCAAAACTAAGCGATTGATTGGCGCTGGCAATATATGGATTTACCCCCCCCGTCTCGCAATATTTTACCCACTACTATTATTATTACCCTCTCACGCACAAGCCCACCCCCCGTACCCCCTTGCATTATACCCCCATCCTGTCGTAAAATTTTGAAAAATTGGAGTATAGCAATGGCAGGTAGACCATTACGCAAGCGTATATTGAATGAGATACAGCAGAAGGGCGGGGCAGATTACTTGTTTGAAGAGATTGCATCAGGTAATACAATAACCCAACTTGCGAAAGACTTTGGGTGCAACAGGCAATACCTAAGTACGACAATAAATAATGTTCCAGAGTATTCGCAAGCTTTAGCCAAAGCCAGGCAAGAGGCAGCTGATGCACTTGTAGAGCAAGGTCTAACAATGGTAGATGAGCTTGATGGTGGCAGTTCTAGCAGTGAAATAGCCGCCACGCGAGAAAAGGTGCAGTGGCGTAAATTCATGGCAGGCTCGTACAACCAAGAGCGATACGGCAATAGACCCCAGACAAACGTGACAATTTCTGTGGGTGACATGCATTTAGACGCCCTACGCAAAGTCAATTCCGATTTGGCGGCAATAGACCGCGAAGATCGTGAGCGTGAAGCAAAGACGATTGACGCAGATTACGAGGATGTATCCGATGAGTAATAATCCATTACAAGAGTTTGTCTTACGCTATCGAGACGATCCAGTGTTATTCGTCAAAGAGGTGTTAGGCGCTACACCATACGATTATCAAGCCGAATTTCTGGAGGCCATAGCGAATGGCGAGCGTAAGATGTCAGTACGATCAGGACATGGTACAGGTAAGTCTACGTCTGCATCATGGGCAATGTTATGGTACGTGCTGTTACGCTTCCCAAATAAGGTTGTCGTCACAGCCCCCACGTCCAGCCAATTGTTTGACGCACTGTTTGCCGAGCTAAAACGATGGATTAACGAGTTGCCGCCTAACCTACAGCAATTGTTAAATGTAAAGTCAGACCGCGTAGAACTAACCGCAGCCGCGTCTGAAGCGTTTATTTCCGCTAGAACTTCTCGCGCCGAGACGCCAGAAGCCCTAGCTGGTGTTCACTCCGAGAATGTGTTGTTGGTGGTAGATGAAGCGTCAGGTGTGCCAGAAAAAGTGTTTGAAGCTGCGGCTGGGTCAATGTCAGGCCATAATGCAACCACGTTACTTTTATCTAACCCCACACGTTCATCAGGTACGTTTTATGAAAGCCAAACACGTCTGGCTAAATCTTGGTGGACGCGCAGATGGTCATGCGTCGATAGCCCACTTGTGTCAGATGAGTTTGTTGATGAAATGCGTGAGCGCTATGGTGAGGATAGTAATGCGTTCCGAATACGTGTATTAGGCGAGTTTCCATTAGCAGATGATGATACGATTATTCCATTTCATATTGCAGAAAGCGCAATACATCGTGATATTGAGCTAATTGAAGATGTAAGGCCTATATGGGGCTTAGATGTTGCGCGATTTGGTACGGACAAGACTGCGTTGTGCAAACGATATGGTAGCGTTGTAACCGATATACAATCCTGGCAAGGTTTAGACTTAATGCAAACTGTGGGCAGAGTTATGGCAGAATATGAGGGATTATCCCCTAGCCTACGCCCTAGCGAAATATTAGTCGATAGTATTGGTGTTGGCGGCGGTGTAGTTGATAGATTACGTGAGTTAGGCGCGCCAGTACGTGGGGTGAATGTAAGTGAAGCCCCCGCTATGGGTCATACATATATGAATTTACGCAGTGAATTATGGTTTAAAACAAAAGGTTGGCTAGAAGATAGATCATGCAAGCTACCCAAAGATGACCAATTGCTGGCAGAATTAACTGCAATTAGGTATTCTTTTACCTCATCAGGTAAAATGAAAGCTGAAAGTAAAGATGAGATGCGTAAACGTGGTTTAAGATCACCTGATTTAGCAGATGCATTGTGTTTAACTATGGCTTCAGACGCTACAACAGCATTATCTGGGTCAATGTCCACATGGAAACAGCCAATTAAACGTAATTTAAAAGGTATTGCATGAAAAAAGCTGTATTTGATAAATTAAGACCAAGTATGAAAAATAAAATTATTACAAAGTGGATAAAATATTATGTTGGTCGCGGGCTAGATTTAAAAGATGCACAAAGTGCAGCATATTATAAAGCTGGTAAATGGAAGTTGTCAGATAGAATGCGTAAGGTTCTGGATAAAGTTGATGAATTGTGATAGCGTGTAACAAATATACCAAATAGGCTAGGAAAATGGCACAAAATAAATTTTTAAGTTTTTTAAACTCGTTAGATAAGGGTGCAAGCGATAGAAACAGCATTACCGAGTTTTTAGCAAACATTTTAACACCTGGCGACAATATGGAATACGTTGATGGGCAGTTATTAGGGTCTGGCGGTAAACCTGTTGAGAATATTGGTGACAGAAGGTATTACGGAACGCTTGGACAAGCTAACTTTGCTGGCAATGATCCAGTTAAAGATGGTTTATTGTCAAAAATGACGTCTGCCCCACCAAAACTACGTCCATTAGGATTGTTGAATAAAGGGCAGCGTGATCCTGTTAATGATATGATGCCTGGCGAAAATACATTTGCTTACACTGAACCAGCTATGCCAAATCCTTTAGCGGGTGAGATCATTAAGCAAACAGGATCATTATACACTCCAGAAGAACAAGAAAATTTAGAATTTGTTGAATTTTTAACTCAATATAGAGATGACCCATTATTTGCAGATATTATAAATGACCAACCTAGGATGCGTGAAATATTTAAAATAATGAAGCAAAATTTAGCACAATCAGGGTATAACTAATGCCAATTACAACATATGCAGAATTAAAGACAAATATTGCAGATTTTCTTAACCGAGATGACCTAACATC